CTTGTCATATAATTAGTATTAACAGTTAGGCAAACGCAACACACACAGGAGACACTATGTTTGAACTCAGCAAGCGCGACGAACTACTTTCAATCATCTCCGACTTCCACAAGGACGCACGAGGCTTTCGTCCGTCACTGGAGCGTTATGAAGGTATGACTGAGTCCCAACTAGAGGACGAGGTTCGTTATCTAGCTTCTGAGGTTGAGCAGGCTATGGACATGGAGGCCCAACGTGAGCAGGTTGCTCTTCGCGAAGTCCAAAAGACTGTCGCTATCAATATTCTTTCCGGCGCTGGTAACACTCGCGAAGGCATCCGCTGGATGCTACAGGGCGAGCAGTTCCACACACCACTATGTGTCGAAGGCTTCGTATACGACTTGGGCATCCTCTTTACTACATACGGGCGTCACTTCCTGCGTATTGCTGAGGACATCGTTGCCGAGATGAAGGCAGAGGAGCAGGACATGGTTGAGCAATACGAAGAGTACGAGCTGGACCGCTTTGCACTTTCTTAATGGATTATGGATTATTGTATATATAATACTAAAGGAGACACAATGGCTAAATCTAAAAGAAAAACTGTAAGAACTGCTGTAGCCAAATCTGTTATTGCTAAGGCACGCAAAGGATTGTTGGCGCCCAGCTGGGCAGGATGCGAAGGTTTCACTGGTGCTCAGTATCATGAGCATATGCGAAATGCTCGCCGACACTATTACACCACAGCTAAATCCTCTGAGCTTATCTCTGCGGTATTTGCTTGGATGAAGTATGACGGATATACCAAGGATGAGATCCGTGCTGCTAAGGCAGCCCCAGCATATATTTTAGGAACTAACACAGGCATCCTCTGTCGCTTGCTGCTAGACGGAATGCTAGACTTTCATCAAGAACACGCAAACTACTGGGACGACTTGCCAGGCACATCAGGCGAAATGTTGCCCGTGTCAGATCACATTAAGCCAATCATAGCATCTGCTATTAGAGAAGGTAAAATTGTATTAGCTAATATGGCTCCCGTTGTAGAAGAGACCGAACCAGTCAATGTAGTAAAGCCGCCTACTATCCAAGAACGCATTATGGAGCAGGCTTGTGATGCTGCTGAGAAGCTCGACAACTGGTTGGAAGATGGGGCTAAGGGCACATTCAACTTCAAGTCACACTTCGCAGCTACGGGCGTCACACAAGCTCACGCACGGAAGATGATAGCACTATACCAGTCACAATTAGATGAATATAAAGAAGTGCTCCATATGCCAACTCCAGCTAAACTGAGCAAGCTAGATGAATTCGCACAGGATCAATGGGAGCAACTAAAGGAAGCATATTCCCATATGAGCAAGAAGCAACTCCAACACATGATTGGCGCTCTACAATCTATTATTGACGCTCTCAACTTTGTTATTGAGTCTAGCAAAGCTAATCGCAAGCCACGCAAGTCCAAGCCAAAATCAGCTACTAAGCTCGTTGAAAGAATTAAATATTGTAAGCAGGACGATTCACTACAACTGAACAGCATCTCACCAGAGCTTATCATTGGTGCTAAAGAACTATGGGTGTATAACAACCAGTATAGGAAGTTTGGCAAATATGTAGCAGCGGATGAGACAGGGTTGAGTGTAAAAGGAACATCCATCATCAACTATGATGAGAGCAAGAGCTTATGTAAAACATTACGGAAACCTGCCGAGCAACTGAAGGAGTTTAAGGCTGCTGGTAAAGTAAAGTTACGAACATTCTTTGAGGATATCAAAACTACAGACGTCAAGCTCAACGGACGCTCTAATGACAAAACTATTTTCCTAAAGGTTCAATGACAGTATATATCGCAGCCCCATTTGGCAACTACCTATACTTCAACGGGATACGAAGCGTCAGAGGGTCCTTTACGCTAATGAAGCGTCCAGGGCTGCTCAAGCAAATAGCTAAAACTCTTCGCTACCATGACGGGGAATGGTACAATGCCATAGGACTGCGAAATCCTGGAGTGGATCACGGCATAAAGAAATATCGAGCTAATAGAGGAGATGTATTGAGCTTGGCTGCTATTGATCCGGGCGACTGGGATCTCCTAAATAAAATAGTTCCACAGGATATGGATGTTGAGCTAAATCTATCCTGTCCCAACATCAAACATTTTGATGACTATACCGCAGGCGCTGAAAACTTTATAAATGGAAGGCGCCAAGTTATAGCAAAGCTATCTCCCTATATAACTTCAACGCAGGTCCAAGAGCTTGTAGCAAAAGGATTTACGAGCTTTCACTGCTGTAATACCTTGCCTACAGACGAAGGAGGCAAGTCTGGCAGGAGCTTGAGGCTTTATGTTGAGCAGACAATGGATTTTATATATAGACATTCTAATAATCCAAATGAGCTTGAAGTTATCGCCGGCGGAGGTATATACGATATAGAGGATTTATTACACTATCAACGAGAGGGTGCCACATCATTCTCACTGGGCACCGTATGCTTCAACCCACTGAAGCTACACAAATTATTACGAGATTTAAAGTCATAAATATCTCCAAAGTCCATAACCACTGCTAAATAGATGCAGGAGTTGCTATGGGATATTATTTGATGATAAAGAAAGTCCGACATAACGGATTCAAGTATCTGTGTAAGTGTATGGACAATAAGGATCACATCCTCTATCAAGGTTCGGGCGTATTTTGGCGCAGGGTGCTTGCACAACATCCAGATTGGATTATTGATACTGAAGTGCTTGGACACTATGATACAAAGGAGGAACTAAAGGAAGCCGGAATATACTATAGCAATAAGTTTGATGTGGTAAAGAGTAAAGAATGGGCTAACTGTATGAGAGAAGAAGGCGACGGAGGTTCTACTACTAAAGGCACATTTGCGATACACAATCCTGTAACACTACAAGAGCGATTTATTTGGGACGAAAATGATATTCCGGAAGGATGGAGAATTGGGAGGAAAAAGAGAGGAAAACGGTCCGCGGAAACCACTGCTAAAATTTCCGCAAAACAAACGGGACAAAAACGGTCCGAAGAGGTTCGGCAGCGTATGAGAGACGCTACACGAAAACCTAGGAAAACCGTCCAATGTGAATACTGTGACAGACAAATAACACTACAAAATATTAAAAGACATCATAGGATAACCCATGGCAAAATTTTACTCAACTAAAACATATGGAACAGATAGAGGACTGTCCTGCTGTTTCCGTCAGTGGAAGGCAGGGCACTCACATTGTAAATTATTGCACGGATACTCAATTGGAGTAAAGCTCGTCTTCGAGTGTGATGAACTGGACGCACGGAACTGGTGCATGGATTTCGGTGGGCTAAAGGAATTCAAAACATGGCTGGAATATATGTTCGATCATACTACGCTAATCGCAAAAGATGATCCACACCTACAAACATTTAAAGAATTATATCGTATGGGAAATCTACTAGAGCTTAGAGAAGTAGATGGTGTAGGTTGTGAGAAATTTGCTGAACTAATCTTTCACAAAATGGATTCTATTATCAAAAAATCTATTTATGATTGTACGGCATTAAATCCCACAGTAAGAATAAAATCTGTAGAAGTATTTGAACACGGGGCTAATTCAGCTATCTATGAAGCATAAGAGAGTAAATATCCTATGCCTCAAGCATGGAGATTTGTTCTCACATCATTATGTCAATACACTGTATAATATGGTATCGAGACACTGCTCGCTACCATTCAACTTTTACTGTATAACTGAGAACACAGACGACATACATCCTGAGATAATATGCTTGCCACTGCCTGACATTGCTGCTAGCGGGTGGTGGTTCAAGCCCTATATCTTTTCTAAGGACCTCCCCTTCAAAGGACCTATCCTATATTTGGATTTGGATCTCGTCATAGTAGATAATATAGACAAGCTATTTGAATACGAGCCAAAGAAACTCGTAGCTATACGAGACTTCGTCAAAGTCCAAGCACCTACCTTCCGACGCTTTAATTCGTCCGTAGTCCGCTTCTCTGCTAATAAATATAATTATATATGGGAAACCTTCGTAGGGGACTCACGACGGCATATGCTACGATTTAGAGGAGATCAAGACTACTTATATCATGTAGCAGGAAAAAGCGGAGTATTTTTTCCTGACGAATGGATCAAAAGTTACAAGTGGGAAATACGCAAATCTAAAAAAGTAGATATAACCCTTCCAAAGAATGAGAAACTATTCAAAGTAATAGAGAAGGATGTCAGAACACCTCAGGATTGTTGCATCGCAGCATTTCACGGAGATCCTAGGCCTCACAATTGCCAAGATCCATACATTTTATCTAACTGGAAATGATTGACATATTCAAACTCGTATGCTATAATAAGAACTATATAGTAAAAATATGGAGACTCATATGAAGAAGCGTATTGGTTTTGCATGCAAATATATGCATCCAGATCAGACACAAGACAAAAAACTATTGGAGGAGGTTCAACGCCCATACAATACAAGAGCAACTACTAGGGCTTGGTTGAATCGTCAGATAAAGAAAGATGCTGAAGAGCGGCTATGGGATATTGTAAAACACAATATACAATCCATATATCATCTTATCACTTATGTATCCACACTGCCTGAGCCGTTGCGTATGGTGCGACTAGGCTCAGACATACTTCCAGCATACACAGAACCCACGTGGAAGCGGTTTTATGACGACACTGTTCTAGCATATGTAGAAAAAGAACTCGCTGTAGTGGGCGATCTCGCAAGAGAGTATGATGTAAAATTATCTATGCATCCAGGACAATTTACTGTCCTTGCTTCCGACAATCCAGACATTGTCACTAACAGTATTGAGGAGTTTGAATATCATGTGGATATCGCACGTTGGATGGGCTACGGCAAACAGTTCCAAGATTTCAAGATCAACGTCCACATCGCGGGTAGAAAAGGTCCAGAAGGCATCAAAGCAGTATTGCCAAGACTATCCGACGAAGCACGAAACTGTATCACAATCGAGAACGACGAGATGTCATGGGGCCTCGACGCAAGCCTCGAACTTGAAAAAGATCTCGCACTCGTACTTGACATACACCACCACTGGGTCCGTACAGGAGAATACATATCGCCCACCGACGATAGAGTTAAGCGTGTAGTTGATTCGTGGCGCGGTGTTCGTCCTACTATGCATTATTCCTTATCACGTTATGATTTGTTGATAGGACACGCTGACAATGTCAAACCTAATATGGAAAAGCTACTCGCAGAAGGCTACAAGAAGGCAAAGCTAAGAGCACATTCAGACTCCGTATGGAATAAGGCGTGTAACAAATGGGCTTTGGAATTTCTTGATGTTGCTGACATTATGGTAGAAGCAAAGCATAAAAACATAGCCAGTATTCGATTATTCAAAGAAAGTAACTTATATGATGTAGATGAACACACTAACGTATAAACCTATTATGATGAGAAAATCAGCTAAACGAATAAAGGACTTTTTCATAGAAAGCTACAATAACAATCCTAAGGCATTTTATGTTGAAATGACAGAGGCAGGTGCTACTATGACTGCTTCGCTTGTCATGAGCCTAACAGTTCTCAATCCAGCAACAACTGTATTCATTCCATTATTTCTCATAGGTGGAATACTTGGAACAGTATCTTGTTATATGAGAAAAAGCTCTGCCATAGTTTTGACTAGTTGGTTCACAGCAGTAAATCTTTGGGCGTTCGCTCAACTGTTTATTGTATAAATACGGTATGAGGTATTATCAATTATTTGAACGAGCTAACACATCTGATCTTACAATAGGCTTTGAAGTTGAGTGTATTGTTCCAGCAGCATCTATGCCTAGCGTAGAAAAACTTGCTAAAAGTATCAATGCACAGATAGTAGATGATGCTTCAATAAAACCAGATAATAGAGGAAACGAAGTAGGTAAAGAACTACTTATTGGAACTGATGGCAAGGGCGCTCAGATGCGAGCTCAGCCTCAGACAATAATAAAAGTTTCTGAATTTGTATTTGAGCTTAGTAAACTAGGTGTATATACAAATAAATCTTGCGGACTACATGCCCACTTTGGTATAGGTGAGCTAGGCAGGATGAGTAATATACACAATGTATGGTTTACTATATGGGCTGTTCAAAACAAAATGCTGGACAAGTATAGAACCTATAACGGAACATCTCTATACGATAGAGAATATGCCCCTCCCCATCGAACTGCTGTAGCAGTAAATGATTTGATAGATGATTTGGATCGCTACAAGCAGAATGAAAACCTGCACAAAGAACGATTATTTGAAATCCTAAAGGAAAGACGATTCTTTGACAAATACTCTACACTGTTTCCACATCAACAAGGCACAATAGAATGGCGTGGATTCAGAGGAGCATTAGATGAAGGAATGCTATCCAATGCTAAGACTATCCTCGGATACTTCAAACTAGCATACAAGTTCGCACAGGATATGGCTCGTGGTGTAACTGAGTCACGCAATATGCAAGTGGGCGGATATACACTACGCGACATGGAGCAAATGGGCGGTGATAGAGAACGCAATCCTGACAATCCTCTAAATAAGGATTGGAACTTGTTCTTGAAAGATTCTGAACTGAACAAAAAAGCTAAATCATATTTGAACGACTATGCCCAAAAGATAATGAGAGACAAGAAGCGTGACATAAAGATGAGACACGGCTTTATGGAACGACTGATGGATTCGATTGTAGATGGCAAAGTTGTAATGAATTGGTTGGCTGATAACACAGAACAACCTTACACTTTCAAACTTGATCAGAATCTTATACTACAAGGATTTGCTATAGATAATAAATCTGTTATACTGAACAACGAATGGCTAAAGGTAGGACAGTCAAGAGATTTAAGACTAACTGGAATATTTAATAATTGTACCTTTACTATACCCGACACATCTAAATTCATAACTCTCAAAAAATCAATTGACGCTTGTCACTTTATGGGCAAGGCAGTATTTAAACTTCCTAAAGCAGATGCGCCAGACGCTGACAAAATTCCGTGGTTCCAGCAACTGCGAGCAAGTGGTGCTGAAGTAGAAATACAAGCACTTAGATTTTAGATATATCTATATCTGAAGACGCATCCAACTCCCACACTTGTTTCCACTCCACTCCTTTACGCTGAGCGAACCTCTTCGCATCACACTTTGAGCAGACGTGAAAGACATTGTTGCTGACACGTTTAGGATCCATATTTCCTTTTGGACGTTCAAATACACTGTTACAATTATCACATCTAAAGATTAACATACGAGCATTACGATAGTAATGATGTTCTTTCCCTAGTTTAGATTTGCGTGTAAATTTTTTTCTTATAACATAGTCGCGTAAATACATAATACTATTTACATTAAGGTTATAGAAAATATAGCTAAATACACATTATAAAGGAGATTTATGTCATTTGTCGTTGTAACTGAGAATGCGAAAAAGCGAATTTCGGAACTATGTAAAGAGAACGATGTCTTTGCCATTACACTCGGACTAAAAGGTGGCGGGTGTGCAGGGTACCAGTATGAGTGGGGTGTCGCTGATAAAGAACACTCACGTTCAGAAGTTATTGATGCTGGGGAGGGCAAGCTAATGATAGATAAAAAATCACTGCTATTCCTTATGGGAACAGAAATAGACTATGTCCAAGATATGTTTGGTTCCCAATTTGTATTGAATAATCCAAAAGTAAAATCCAGCTGTGGATGCGGCGTCAGTGTAAATTTTGATGTTGAGACAGTTCCACAAGATAAAGCCCCATTTGCGCCAACTTGGTGAGGAGTAAAATAAATGGCTAGACAAGATATTAATATCGGTATCGAAGGAAACGACGGTACTGGTGATAGTATTCGTGCGTCCTTTAAGAAGGTAAACGAAAACTTTGTAGAACTATATGCGGTATTTGGATTGGGAGGCCGCATAAATTTTACTACACTTAGTGACACTCCCGATGTCCTAACACCACAAACTATTCCTATTGTCAATAATGCTGGCACTCAAATTATGCTAGCAGAACTTGATACTGATAGTGATAATAGTATTATGATGGAAGTTACTGATGGTGTCGGTAACACTCCTGGAAAAATCAAATTAATATCTAAGTTTGGCAGGGTTGCTGACGATGTCACTCCTCGATTGGGCGGCCCGTTATATGCTGCTGGGAATGCTATTGCTGGCGTTGAGATATCACAAGAGGCTGTTGATTATCTAAATGCTATACACGAAACAGAGCTTACAGAGGATCAACTTGTTATTACTAAAGGCTACGCCGATTTACGTTATCTAACCACAGATGTTCCGATCAAATTAGATGAGGAAGCTGAAGGGAAAAATCATTTTACTTGGGAAGTATTTGATTATATCAGTAGTCCTGGACAATTTTATTCTAGCCTAAAAATTGTAAAGCATATAAACAAAGAACAAAAAGAAGTAGCTACTGGGCACGGATTAGATAGTGCATGGAATGGAACTGCTATTCGTATGAACTTTATTATGTCTGTTCCATCAGTATTTTCAGATTATAGAACTGAGAAGTATTATATTAGAGTTATCAACGAAGAGCATCTGTGGCTGTATGAGGAAAGATATAAAGAATTTTCTATCACATCAAATATAGACGATGCTAAATCATATGCTTTAGATATAACTGCTGCCAGTATTCCTCCAGGCGATCTCCATACGATGACTATTGCATCATACGATCCAGATCTGAATGGTAACTATTTAGGTGATGAAGTTGTCCCACGTAAAGACTTAGTGTATAGGCACGGGGATACTATGACAGGTCCTCTGTATATGTCTGATCACCCAGGTGACTTACGAGGATCAGGAAACCCAAATGGTAAAGAGGATTTACAAGTAGTAACAAAACTGTATGTGGATCAAGGTTCTGCTTATTCTGCGCCTCATTTATTGTATGTCAGCGAAGCTGGCGATGATAGAATGATTGGGGTACCTGCTGGTAAAGAAGGATCATCACCATCATATGCTTTTAGAACATTAGGTGCTGCAGCAGAACGAGCTGAAGAGCTTATAAAAACCTCACCTGTAGTTCCAGGACCATACAAGCAACGATTAACTTTTGCTGATGGCTCTGATGTTGTTGATACTCACATTATGAATACTCGTATCAAAGACGGAACAGAGAATCAAGGATTCAATGAGGATGTTCGTGTCTTATTAGAAATGAATAAGCAGTTTATCGCTGAGGAAACTTATGCTTATATAATGGACAAGTATCCTGAGTATCCTGAAAAAGAAGATAAGTTCAAAAATGAACTAAAGGATATGATAAATGCTGTAATAATGGATATGAACCAAGGTTCAACATCAAACTTTTTGAGCATTAGAGCTGCAGAAGTATATTACTCTTCTACTGACGGACGTAGAACTATTACATTTTATAAAGATCTGATGCTGGATATGTTGGACTTTGCTAAATCATTATCGCAAAGAGTACTATTACAGGATTATACTCATCAAGGAATGATTGCCGAAATTAAGACTGGTGAGATAACACAACTGGTATTAGAACTTCCAAATACTAACTATGTTACAGGATCACAAATAAGATTAGAAGGTATTCCAGCAAGTCATTTTCTAAATGTTATGAATGATATGACATTCTTCATTAAAGAAATAGACTTTGATATTAGAGGTTACGAGTTATATATAGACGCTAATCTATTACAACCATATGACACAACTGGTATCGGAGATTACGATAATACAAATGGCACAGATATCACAAAAACTGGTATTATATATCAAAGCACAGAGTTACAAGTATTCGATTCATCTTTTACTTCTATGGCTCCAAGTAGATTAATGGCAGTGGACCATAAATGGGAAGTTATTGCAGATATTATTGGTGACGGTTTAGACGCTGCGCCTGAGTTATCTTATGGTAAGCCTTATCAAATCCTTGTAAAAAATAATAATGTTGGACATTTGATCCAAACAGATATAAACAGTCTAGACGCAAGGGCTGGCAAAGTAATTGTAGGCGTATATTCAAATGCTATAGCAGAAATAGTTCGCTTTACCAATAACTCAGAAGCAGATATAATGACAGATCCGCTAGATCCAACACATACTGAGATTGGGCCAACTGTTTTTGATTTACACTTGCTTACTCCGCATCACTTTCAGATAGGCGAGCCAATAGAATTTGCTAATGGTATTCAAGCTAAAGAAATTACAATCAAAGTTGAACCAGGAACCTATGAGGAAGATTATCCTATTAGACTGACTAAAAATGTATCCTTGCGTGGAGAAGACTTTAGAAGATGTATTATCAAACCTCGTCTTGAAAAAGGATCATATATATCTCGAACATCCCAAAGCAAATGGGCAGGGTTATTTATGTGTCGAGATACTGAAATTGATGCTATGCCTATTACTCGTCCAGGTATGACAGACTTTGTTAATCAGGATGGAATTGTACAAGGCTCATTTGGGCATCATTATTTACATGATCCATCCAAAGCAAAAAATATTGGTAATTTAATAACTGTTACATCTGATAATCATAATGCAGCAGATGTATTAGAAGCGAACGAAGACTTTATTGTTGTAGAGTCTTTACATCAATTTATTGCTAATTTCCCTACTACTCCTATTAATAAGGATGCCGTAGAAGTTGAAATTCGACGTATTGTAAAAGGGTTAGTCCATGACTTTAGAATTGGTGGCTTAGATCAAACATTAGAAACACAAGGCTATTATTATAATAACCACCGCCAAGCATTTTCTAATTCAACGCATACACTAGCATACATAAACTATATCCATACGGCAGCGGGCGAGTTGCTAGATGATGTAACTGTAACAACAGATAACACAACTGTAGAACCGATGATACTTAGGGATGATGATAATGTAAGAATTATTGGAGAACCAGATACTATTACTATGCTTGCAGGTATGATGGATCTTATTAGGTTTGCTTTTGATGCTAATTTCAACCCACCTCTTAGAAACTCCGATATGGACGTTTTCATGTTGGACGACGCTACTATTATAAAGGAAATCACTTGTCGCGGACACGGCGGGTTTATGTGTGTCTTAGACCCAGAAGGACAAATACTTACTCGCTCACCATACATACAAAGTTCAGCTTCGTTCTCACGCTCTCTGAATCGTAAGACATTTAGCGGTGGTATGTTCTTAGATGCTTATGCTGGCAATATGCCTCTGAAAATTTTGGAAGTATATGATGATGTTGCGGATCAAGCACTAACTGTATATGATGCTTCTACAAATACTTACGGGTCACTTACGCTACGAGTACAAAGTCCTCCAGGGCAAGGCTTGTATCATCGTCCTCCATTATTGCCTGCTCCATTTTATATTGAAGGCAGACGCTATCAAATCAATGCATTCTCAGATTATGACAGATCATTAGGAACTTGTACCGTATATTTAGATAATACAACCAACGACAGTTTTGGCTATGTGCTAGAGCAATTGGGTGATAACACTGTAGTCACATCTATTACACGACCCGATGGTGGAAGATCCTATGCTTATCCTGCAGGATCAGAGCGTATGGTATTCCTACAAAGTGCTGGTAATAGAAGCGCATTGGCGAACGGCTTTACACAAATAAACGATTTAGGATATGGTATTGTTGTATCCAATGGAGCATATACAGAGCAAGTCAGCGTCTTTACATATTACTGTCACGCTGCATTTTATGCTAACAATGGATCTGAGATACGTTCACTAAACAGTTCTAACGGATATGGTAACTTTGGACTTGTAGCAGAAGGTGCTGATCCAAATGAGATTCCAGATCAGGTAGAATTGAAATATGGTATGATAATGCCATGTAAAACACAACGCCCAGATCCAAATGATAACTTAGAAGGTAATAGCAATGTTATCTTAACAGGATTTACAAGAGATCCACATCCAAGTTGTGAGATTACAATTAATCACAACGGAACATTGAACGCTCTAAATCAACCAATACAAAGACAAAACTATGAAGTTTCCTCTGTAACATATTTGAGCGGGACTGGGGTAAATGCTCTATATAGATTTACACTACAACCAAATGACTCTGTTGATAATGATTATCACGGAACACTACAAGCTCCAACAGCAGATGGGACCACTGTTGAATATAGAGATTCAAAACAATTTACAGTTACAGGCGTTCGATCACAAGCATCATTGAGAACCCGTCCTTCAACTGCTATCAACTTTGATGAGAGTGATGATGTTACATATCGCACATTGGACTTCCAGTTCCACGATATTAGAGGAATAGATTTAGACAGAGAAGAGACTAGGATTACTGTTGAGCAACCTTATCAATGGGTACGACTTTTTGTAGAGCCAGATCATTTCTCAGCAGGCTATGGTGGAAATGGCGGAGATCAAAGATTAGCTATCACAGCACTAGGAGAAGGCTCAGACTATTCAGACGAATCTAGAATTGTAGGAAAGCAGTTTGCTTGGAATGGTAGATTATTTACTGTAACTGAATATCATCGTGTATATCAATTTGAGACTAGTTCCACTAGTGGCTTTAGCACAGATGCTTCATTTACAACTAGCAACGGCGCAACAGGAAAAATTGTCAAACCAAAAAATAGCTATATGACTTATGCCTATGATATTACTGGGAACATAGGAGCAGGAGATACTGTAAGTGGGCAATCAGTTACATCTGGAATGGTGCCATCTGAATGGGGCTTTATCAAATTTACATATGTCTCTGGCTCAGATATTTTAGGAAATACAGGCAATGGTATTACTTCATCCATAAGAAGTGATGTAGAGTTTTTATATGCTGGACCACCTGAAGATGAGACTGGCGAGATTACAATTGGGATTTCAGTATTACGAGCTACAGGGCATGACTTTACGCAGATTGGTACAGGGTCATTCAACGATACTAACTATCCATCTGTAATATACGGACAGCCTAAAAATCCACTTGCTGGTTATTATACAGATACTCCAGGTGCTACTACTTCTCAAGTATGGGAAAAACGCAAGGGGCGAGTGTTTTGGGTAAGCACGGATCAATATGGCTTCTTCCGTGTAGGGCAATACTTCAATGTGGATCAGGGAACAGGTTCTATTACATTCTCAGGTAGTGTTGGTATTTCCAATGCTGTATCACTTGGTTTTACAAAGGGTGTAACTGTTGATGAATTTTCACCTGATGATACATTTGTTGATATGAGCTCAACTGCTGTACCAACTGAAAAAGCTACCGCTGGATATATTAGTAAAGTATTAGGTTATGACTTCAATACCTTCAAAATATATAACAATGCTGCTGGTAGAATTGGCCCAGGGTTTTTACCGTTAGATGGAATTAGATCCAATGCTTCTATGACAGGCGACTTACATATGGGCAGTAATAGAATTACTGATGTTGCAGTGCCTATTAACCTAGACGATGCTGTTAACAAAGCATATGTTGATGACAACTCTAGCTTGTATATGGAAATACAAAAACAAAGAGACTGGGGGCGAGCTCATAGAACACTTGAGATAGATGAGAATCAAATTGTTATATGTACAGGAAAAAGAATTATATATGTAAATATCCCAAGTTCAGGTAGCTTTACTCCAGGCATGCAGATTAGAAATACATCAAATCCTGCTTCATCAACTATTACAGGAACAGTAATACAATCTATTTCCTACCAAGACGAGCTATTTGGAGATATTATAAAAGTCATTTACACACCTAATAGTCTATTAGGGGGACGTTCATTTGATTCAAATCAAGATGCTCAAGTATTTGGTGGAACATATACTGGTGGCGTATCACAAGTCCAAACAACATTTATCAGTCCAGTTGGTGACAACTCTGCTGTAGGCGGATCATTCCCTGAGATGAGCAATGCCTCTAATGATCCTAACAGTTTGGTTAGTATTGAGACTGCTAGAGGAACTGACACTGCTACTATCAAATTAGATGTCAAATTAGGTAGTATTACAAATACTCATATTTCTAATACTGCAATTATCGATCAAACTAAACTGACTTTGAACAAAGCAAAAACAGGTGCTCCTACTATTACCAATCCGCCACAATCAGATTTAGGTGTTGCTCAATTCAACAATGTAGAATTTACAGCCACTAACGGGTTTATCAAACTAAAAGATAGCGCAGGCGCAAGTGACGGTATATTGCTAAACAAACTTCAACATATCAACACCGGATATGTATTAGGTAGAACAGGATTGGACGGGCCAGTTATGCAAGTTCCTTTTACAACTATCGCTGCCTCAACTGGTGGTATTGTAAAAGAAGACTTTCCAACTCGTTGGAATAGTGGTGTAGATGCTTTAGTTAGAGTAAATGGTGCTCCTACAAATGCAGCAAGTGATGAATATGATACTATATCAATCTCAACTTCTAATACTAATAACACAATTGTAAGAAGAACTGGATCAGGTGATATTGAGGGTAGGCGTATTATAGCAAAAGATTACTATCAATATAGAGACTCTGCCAATGTAGTTAGAGATCTTTTCTCAGCACAAGGTATAGGCGAGGCTAACTTTGGTGATGTAATTGGATCTAATGGTTCTGTTTTATCAGCACCAAGCAGTGTTCAAAATAACTCAAGCTACTCCACAAAATTTTTAGCAAGTAACTGGATGTATGCGAAAGGTATTGAGTCAGCTAATAACGGCGGTAACTCAGGTAGCGGTGTAGGTATTACATTTGGTGCTGGTACTGGTTTCTCTGATGAAGGTAATGCTACTATTATATTCTTTGGAGATGGAACGCCTGTATTTAGTATGCATAAAGTTTCCTCAACTGCTGAAATATTACCACTAGGATCTGGAACTAGAAACATTGGCAGAAGCACTAAAAAGTTCAACACTGTATATGCAGATGTATTCAATGGAACTGCTACTAGAGCTTACTATGCTGACTTAGCTGAGAACTACTTAGCAGACGACGAATACAATACAGGAACTGTTGTAGTATTAGGCGGTGACTATGAAGTAACACACTGTACAAAAAAGGATGACACAAGAGTAGCTGGTATTATTAGTGAGAATCCAGCACACTTAATGAACGCAGAGCTTGAAGGCGACTTTGTTGCCTGCGTAGCACTGAAGGGCAGAGTCCCATGTAAAGTAATAGGCAGAATAAAGAAAGGCGATTTAATTGTAACCAGTGCCGTTCCGGGCTACGCAATGGTTAATAATAAAGCATCAGTTGGTACTGTAATAGGTAAAGCAATTGGTGAAAAAGATACTGATGGAAAAGGTATTATTGAAGTATTAGTAGGAAGAACATAATGGCAGAAGCACCACTAAATCCATTTATTGAATATATCAACGTAGGTTCAGGCGAAGATACAGGTGATGGAGATCCTGTTCGAGAAGCGTTTATCAAATGTAATAACAACTTTGGCTTTTTTGGATCCTTTGTTGATGAGGATGGAAATCAAGCATCAAGTATAAAATCAGAAGCGGGTAAGCTATTAGTTGATGCTATCAATGGATGGATCCCATACTATCCAGACAAGCCTAACAACTGGCCCGACGGTGTTCCTTTGGATATGAACACTGCTATTAACAGAATCGCAGAACGATTACGGCAAATGCTGCTAACAAGAATGCAGCAAATACAAGTAATAGACATTACTACAGAACATCAAAAAGTGTTCGATTTTGGTGAGGATTTTATTGGCTATGAACCTATATCCCTATGGCACAATGTTGAGGTATTCCACAACGGTGCTAGACTGATTATGGGTAAGAGTTATGATTTTGAAGTAACTGGCGCTAACCAGATTACATTGTTTGATGCTTGGTCCATAGATGTTGGGGATAAAATAATGGCTATTAGCCAAGACTTCCCAGTAATTCAAACTCACAGAGCATCTGAAGTCGCTGCAATGCTGGCTTAACTGATATGATAAATAATACAAAGATAGGATTATAACACATGTCAAAAAGATTTCCACTTGTTATTGATTATGATGATAATAATAAAATTATCGAACTGCCAGCAGGCGACTGCCTAAACTTAGAAAACTCAGATATTTGTAATGTAGGAAACATCACTGTTGTTGGTGGTAAACTTACAATTGACGGAAAAAATGTTAGTGCATTTAGTGGCTACTATCAAGATTTGATTGACGCTCCATTCATACCTGAAACACTTATTGATTTAGGAATTATTGATGGAACTTATGATCAAGTATTACACACTGATGGAGCAGGAGGGTTTAGGTTTAGAGATATTAGAATTGATTATTCTACTATAACTGGACTTCCAGATATTCCAGATAATTTATTAGATTTGAATATTGTCGATGGCAATGCTGGAGATTATTTAAGAACTAATGGAGATGGAACATTTGAGTTTGTTGATTTAGGAACTACTCTATTAGGAACTATTAGATTTAATGGAAACACTATAACATCATCCATTAGTGATCCAATTATAATTGATCCTGTAACACCCGGGTATGTTCAAATTGGTGGGACCTGGGGAACACTAATCCCTAGAGGAGGAGATGCTGAGCGACTTGCAACTGGTGGACTGAATCTCGAAGGTATGATTCGATTCAATATAGACTCAAATCAATTTGAAGGTTTGTATTTAGGTAATAGCTGGGGAACATTAGGCGGTGTCCGATCAACCGATGGTGACACTTATATTACAGCAGAAGAGTTTCCAGGCAAGGGAGACAATACACTAACTTTTGTAACAGGTAGTCAAACAAGATTAACTATAACAGATGATGGAGCAGTATTTGATAATAGCACTCCTGTTACTATGGATACACTCAATGTCAATAATTTAGTGTTACATACACAAATGGGTCTAAAGGGCGACATTGAAATTGGCGATGAGCAATCTGATACGCTAACTATCCTATCACGCATTGTAGGAGATCTAAATCCTAAATACACAAAGTCATACAACTTAGGTTCAGATGATCTAAAGTGGAAAAACTTTTATTTAGATGGACAAGCATATATTAATGATTATATGCTACCAGATATGAATGGCAAACCAGGACAGCTATTAGTAGCTAAAGATGAATCTTGGGGTTATGAGAACGCAGACTTTTTTGGTGGCAATCGAGTATATGTAAGCCAAAAATATGGTAGTGATTATAATGATGGAATAAATCGTCCTGTTAGAACAATCAAGCGAGGACTTGAAATTGCTAGCGAGCTTGTTTGGAATCCTACTTCCTACAATGAGGTATTTGAAGCTCAACTATCCGCAGCCTATAAAAACATAATCAAAAATGTTACACGAGCTGCTGTTATTTCAGACGACACCTTTACTTTTGACATTGGACAAGCTGAACGAGACTTTGACGCATTACTTAACGCATTCAAATATGATGTAGCCTTTAACACTAACTATAATAGAATAGCATTAGGTGACGCTTTCACAAGAAGGGCTGAACAATTTTTAGCTCCAATAACTGCAGCACAAGGCGACTTCTTTACACAACTAAAAGATAGATTAGCAGAGCTTACCTTTTCTGATAATGTAAGATCAGAAATGACTACTATTATTGATGAGTTTGAGACTGTTAGAGTTGCTGGATTTGCAGCAGCCCCTGCACTATCATGTCCTGCACCAAAGCATAGTGTAACAAAAAATGCTGAAACCGTGCATCAGCTATTGTTAGATAACGCAGAATTCTTATCACACGAAGCTGACTTATATTTTACAAATAACAATTTAACAGTTACATTTCCTAAAATCGAATTTAGAGATACTATTATAAAACTGTTCCGTGCTATTGCTTATGATGTTATATATGGCGGAAACACTGCTACAAAAGAGGAAGCAAAATATCAAAAAATAGAACTGGATAATATATTTGGTGCTAATGTATCTTTACTTCCAGATACTTATACACATATCAAAGAACTATTACACTCTATTATAAAAGGAGAAACTGTTACACCTATTGGTGGTAATCCAGCAACGCCAACTATTGGGGCTGCTATTGTTGAGCATACTGAGACTGAAGTTATATGTGATTTAGTAGATTATGTAACACGAGTATTGGCTAACATTCCGCTACCAACTACAGTAAAGCCTTCACTCAAAGGAGTAGAGGATTCTAATATACATGGTATTGAAACTGTTTATCAAAATAAAGAAGTTATATTAGAAAAAATTATAGACTTTATATCAACACAATATAATTTTTATAATCCTACACAATACAGAAATGATATAAAGTTTATTATTGATTCTATCTCACACGATATACGATTTGATGGCAATGCTAAAACTATTGAAGCTACTCAATATTATCTAAATTATGTAGCACCAAATTATGATCAAACAAACTTTATTGATACACTTGGGTTTATTAGATTAGAAATTGCTAACGCATTTAGTGTAGGCGCACACACTACAAAATTTTTAAGCTCTATTGATATTATAACTGATACACTAACTGGAGTTCCTATTCCTGTAAAAATATACGGAGAGTATGCAACAAAACGAGTTGGTGTTATTGTAGCACCTGGGGATTATAACGAACTAAATCCTATTGTTGTTCCAGACTTTGTAAGTATTATTGGCGAGCAAGGCGTAGTTATTCGTCCTCGCAATGCTGACAAAGATATATTTAGAGTAAGAAATAACACAAACCTAATCAACCTTACATTCAAAGATTACATTGATCTCGGTGGAGTTCCTATTTGGACATGGCGATATGCTGTAACTATAGATGACACTAAAGATTGGAGCATTGATGTTACAGGTATGGCAGAGGTTCCTAGAACTCCTGTTGTAATGACTATCCCATTTACA